TGTTTGGTGTATTGTTTGATACATAGATCTGGAAGCCTGCAGCAGCTCCGATGTGTCCGCCCTGAAGGATTGCCATGTTGACATCTGTACCATTGCCAACGAATCTTGAATCCTTCTGAAGGAGTCCATGATAGAATGGCGGCACAACTACCCAACGGCCTACGAGCGGAACATTCTTCTCTGTGAGCTCTGTTCCAAGATCTACAAGCAAGTCATATGCATCATCCTTACTTGGAACAATTGGAGACTCATCACTTCCGACTGCTCCGGCAGCACCGGCTACCATGATTCCTGCAAGCAGTGAATCAATAGTATCATTCAGAGCATATGCTGCTCTTGCCATAGCCTCGTTCATAAGCTTAGGATTTGTCTGAGCATTGTCCACATCCTTGATGGCAAAATTGAAGTAATTTGCCTGATCAATAGTAAGTGTGTTCTGCTCACCTGTAAGCTCCTCTGGGTCATCAATAGCAGCTCCTGTATACTTCTTGATTGTGATATCACCGATCTGGTTGATCTTTACAGTATCACCATACTGCTTGATCTCACCCTCATAGTCTCTGTTGACAAGACTTGCATATACATGTACCTTGTCAAGGTGTGCAAGAAGTCTTGCACTCCAAATCTGTGGAATAAAATTCTTTACTGACATATTTCATCGTCCTTTCTATTTGTTATTTGCTCTGTTTGAGGACTTTCTGCACCTCATCCCAGTTCGCATTGATCTCTTCCATGCTCATAGCCTTAATGCCATCCATAGTGAGCTTTGTTGTCTGGCTCTTATCTTTTGGTGCTGTTCCTCTCATTTTGTCGCTTACAGAATCCGCAACGGCTGTTCTGAAAGATGCTTCAAACTTATCAATCTTATCCGCTGTTTCTTCTGCTGTACTTCCGGTCAGAACTTCAGCAAATGAAGCATCCAGACCTCTCTTCATCAGCTCCTTGCCTGTTGCAAGTACAAGCTGCTGTCTTTCAAATGCTTTCTTCTCAGCATCAAAGGCGGCCTTATCCTTATCAAACTGATACTTAGCTCTCTGATCCGCTGTCATCTTTTCAAGCTTCTTAGCCTCGTCAAGGTTTTCAAGAGCTTCCTTGTCCCACTTTGCCTTAGCTGTCGTAAGTGCCTGTGTAACTCTCGCATCTGTTACTGACTGAACAGCCTTTTTGAACTCTGGTCTTGCCAGAATTTCCTCTGGTGTCATGGATTCCAATACAGTCTCAAGTGTTGCAGTTCCTGTCGTTCCTGCCTGATTCTGCTGTGTTCCCTGTGCCTGTACTCCGGTCTGATCTGCTCCGGTACCCTGCTGTGTCTGTGCGTTCATGTTCTGCTGTGTTTCATCCATTTTTTCTGTTTCCTTTCTCTTTGTGCCTGCCAGTTCATGCCTGCCAGTAGTCTATTGATATATCCCCAGCAAGTTCATGCCTTGCTGTTGAGGTTTTAATGTCTTTTCCTTGACAATAAAAAAGACCATGTTTTTATCATGGTCTGAATTAACAATTATTCTGTTTCTACTCCACTATTACCCAATCTTCAGCAAGGCAATCGTTTATACTCGGCACCCACATAGAATGTGAACCATCAACACATCTGATCTGCAGATATGGGTTACACTTGAATAAGTCACCCTCGCTGATTCCCCAGGCTTCTGCGGTCTGCTTGTTACATGGTATGCCATCAGGATATCCCTTCTGGAATACAACAAACATTCCTTTGCCATTCCAACCCTTTCTTGCAACTCTGAAGCCCTTCTTGAGCATTTCAAGAGCAATCCCAAACGTCATGTTGTCACATGGTCTGTATGCTTCGTTAAACTGCTTCTCCGGCGACCAGCTCTCATATCCATCTGAATATCTTACGAGATAGCCTTCATCTGCTGGATTTTCTTCCGCTGGAATCTGCCATCCTCTGTAATTGTTATAGTCGCCTCTTGTCATCGGTCTTGCCTCAATCTGTTTTGTTCCAATGTACTTCTGCATTCTTTCATCCTCCTATTTTTTGCATAAAAAAAACACCATACATCTCTGTACAGTGCTCGTAATCCATCTAGCATTATTTTCTATTCTTCTCCTATGTGTCTTTTGCCGGGTTTATATAGTTCTTCTATAACTCCATTGGCTATATCTCCGCCTACGTATCCTGGACCATACAACTTGTCTAAATGAGATAAAAATTCTGCATCACGAGGCAAAGTACCAAACTTTTCTCTTTGTTTATCATATTCTTCATACGATGTAATATTTAAAAATTCTTCTTTTAAATTCATTTTAAAGACTCCTCTACTAACCCGATTTCATATGTACTAAGGATTGTTTTATCTTTTTGATACACTCTGAAAAGCTCTGAGGTGGATTCCAATAAAAATTCAGTTTTTATACTTCCATCCGGATTAACAGCATCAGATATGCGGCTAACATATAACCTGCCTTGATATTCGCTAATAAATTTATCGCCATGCAAAATATATATTGCAAATTTTTGTCCTGCATCATTTTCGTATATTTCCGTAGTAATATTTTTATCGCTTAATCCCTCAGTTAAATATTTCTTATACTTTTCCACAACTTTAGGATCCAGCATACGTTCTTCTATCAGATGTCCAAATTCATGGTCTATATCCTCTTTCTCAGCGCCTTTGGCAACGTTAATAATGCCTTTTTTTACATCACAACTACTGCCGTTCTGCCCCATATTAAAGGTTACATCAGCCATTGCTTTCTGAACTTTATCCGGTAACTGTGAATATGCGTCAACAACAGCTTTTTCATCTCTAATAATGCCAGCATCAGACTTTGATGCCTTGAACATTATATCTCTTATACTATCACCGTTTTGGGTATTTGCAACATCTTTTTCATACTCAATTTCAAACGGCACCTTAAAGTACTTCGTCTGGTACTCTTCAAAATCCTTTGTCTTATCCAACCCGAAGTATTCCGCTCGGTCTTTCAGTCGCTGAAGCTCATCATCATCCAATGCCCATCTTGCTCTCTGCAATAAGCAGCACCGGCAATTACAATCCTCTGCCGGATCTCCAAACATCCCAGGAGCCTCGACCTTACGACCACCAACCTCAAAAGGTTCATCTATTTCACGAATCTGTCCATCAAGCAGTCTATGCAGATCTCTTGTATTGCCGTCAAGCGTAGAGTCCCACTGCTTTACTATGTCCGCTCCTTTACTCTTAGCTATCTTTTGAGCATCCATAGCCGACTGTACTTGTATGCGGTGTCCTTCCGTCCTTGCAATTCGGATAGAGTTATTATAAGCCCTCTGGAATGGTGTATTTGCCATATGCCGTGAAAGCTTACCAGCTACTTCATTCCATGTTGATCCATTTGCTATACCCCTTGACACCTCAGCCCTGACAGCCTTTTTGAGGTATGTCACATCCTCGCCCATTTTGTCGTAGAGTGACTTACTGAGCTTGCTGTCCGTCTGAATAGCTCTCACAACTGCCGCCTGATCTATCGGCATGATGATCGGAATACCTGTCTGCTGCAGGTCATACATGACACCTGTGTATCCGTCTCTATAGCACTTGGTCAGGTAGTCAGACACAGTTGCATATGAGTTAGACTGCAAGTTGCTTAGAGCACCTTCAAGTTGTGCTTTCAAAGCCTCCTGATATTGTTTCTGGTATATGATGCTCTGCAAATTCTCCATGTCAGTTCTTGCAGACAACTCTCTGATCTTCTGCTCACAGTCTTTCAATGCCTGCTTATATGTATTCTTCAGACTGGCTATAGTTTTTTTCTCGTTATGCAGTTGTTCCTCGATTACTTCTTTCTGTCTCTTGTTCATATTACTCTAACATTGAATCATCAAGCTCAATAGCCCATTTCATGTGTGTCCCACCGTCACTCGTCATATACTTTTTGCTGTTTAAATCAAACACATAGTGATCGTCTGAATTTTTATTTATATCGCATCTGTACAAACCGTCGATGATTGCATTTTTATCCTTTAATGCGATTGCTGACATTAAAACGAGATTATCAGCAAATCCATACACATTACTTAAATTGTAAGTTATTGATGTGCTATCTGATAATGAGAGCATATAAGTGCCGGCTGAAATATATCCATATACAGCAATTTTTTCATCAGTTCCAGCAACAGTTGCTACTGCTATACAATACGATAAATCAACATTTCCATCACTTGCAAATTTAAAAAGTGATGCTCCATTCTTCCCTGTTGCATAATTTAAAACTAATCTTTTGATAGAGGTCGAATTAGCAATCTGTACTCTGCACATTAAATTACTACCCATAGAAGTGCCTGTCGTTGCCTGATCATTGATATATCTACGAACTTCAAAATAGCCACTGGCAATCTGACATAACCAACCATTTTCTGTGTTTTCTCCTTTATATAACAACCACTTACTACCACTCGTGATTATCAATAAATTACAGCTTAACGCTGTAGCAATCTCTTGCATCTTATCATCTGTGATATCTGCCTCATATTCTTCTGAGCTGCTGCCCAGTGTAACCTTCGTTTTATACAGTTTTATAGTCTTATACCCTAATATACTCATTATGCCTCCTGTTCTTCCATGGTATATAATCCATATATCATTGCTATTTTGCCAACCGCCTGTATGGTTGTATCGACATATCCGCTCACTCCATATCCGGCTGTTGGAATCTGCTGAATATTCTTAGCCATCGTGCTAAACGACGCTGTGCTTGCGGTATCAATTCCTTTTTCAGTGATAGCCTCCGCAAGCAATGTCTTGCCATCACTGACAGATTTTTTTAGATTTTCTTCCGTTTCTTCTATCTTTTTCAACCAATCACCAACGACCTTTGCATCTGCCGCTTCACCGGATATGGACAAAGTAGAATCGACCTTAATCAAATATTTCACAAACTGTGCAATGATGTCTTTCTCCTGTTCACTGTCTATTGCCTTTCCAAGTTCGCAGCCGTCAAGGACTCTACAAACTGAAAGCTCTGTATTATACTCCTGCGTTATATTCGATTCCTCATCAATCTTTGTAAAGCAGATCACGAAGCCAACCATGCCTGGGACTCTGCAAGCTGTAGCACCTACAAGCCACGAAAATGTAATGTAATCTTCAGTTGAGAGCATATCATCGACAGCATAACAATCTGTTTCCTTGTCCTCATTCACATAATTGACCTTTATGCTGAACTCAGACATGTCATTATCCTGATAATATCTCGGCATTTTAAAATGCTTTCTTGTCACATTTTTATCATGATATACTCCGAGTATCTTCTCATTTCCCGGAAGTGTAATCTTTCTCAAATTGCTATCTATTTTGCAATATGTAATATTCTCCATCTTTATTCTTCACCACCAGTCTCTACATTTACCTCTTTCAACAGATCCTGCGCTTTTTTCGTATCGTCTTCTTCCTTTGCCGGTAACTTGTCTTTTATCTCCTCATAGTCAATATCTAACCAATCGCAAATAGCCTTAACTACAGTCTCATCATCAAGCACATTTGCAACGCTCAAGATCGTATTAATCTCTGCCTGTCTGGTTTGTGCTTCTGTCAGCTTGATCTGTGCATTTTCCTGCGCATTACTCATAATCTCATGGGTAAACTCAAACCGGACATCCTCAACCTGATAGGCGGTTCCATCCGCATTGTTAATCTCATCTACGACTATCTCAACCAGCTTACGCAGCATCTTCTTGAGATTTTTCTCTATCTTTTTTGCTTTCAGATCCAGAAGTGAATAGGCCGCTTTAATTGCTATATTCGTAGTTGCTGATGTATCTTTAAGCCCGGCGGTGTTTAGCCCCATACCAAACCGGTATATGTTCTTCTCGTCAAGATCAAGCTTCGCCTGTCTTGCCTGATATGGGACATCAACAGTCTTGACATCCACATCTCCATTCTCACCTACACCTATAAGCTTCTTTGTCTTAAGGTTTGTCTGAAGCTCATCAAGATTGTCTCCCTCAAATCCTTTTATTGCATAGATTGGGGAATCAAAGTCAATGAGATTGTTTGACAGGCTTGATGCCATCAAATCATAGTCATCTATGAGGGGCTTAACAGGCTTAAGGCTTGAGAACTGCTTCTTGTTGTTGTCCAGCCGGATAAATGGAATATACCCAAATCCATCAAAGTAAGTAGCATCTTTCTTATCTCCTTGTGTATATAATACATGCGGTCTTGGATTTAGCTTTGATTCATCAAGCTGTATATCTCCACCATCAACCTGAGTATAGAACCATGTTTCTTTTTCATCCCATACCTGTATGCGTTTTATTATCTTTCTGCCCTTGTCGATACGTTCAATGTAATGATATATCGTATATTTGCATCCATCGTCCGCATCCTTTTCTCTGACTTCTATTACATCCAGCGCATCAGCCGCCGCAAATGCCATCTTATCTTTTGCATTTTTGTACGCATACATATATGCCCAGCCCTTTACCTGACTATCTGTGATACAATCTGATAGTTCAGATATAAAGCTATCATTGTTGTTAAAATAGTTATCCATATAGGTCTGTAGCTTCTGATCATCTGCTACAACAAACCGATCACCAGACAGCACATACTGAGTACACTGATCAACAAGCTCCGTAAAGAACGGATGCGATATCCTCACATTGCTCCGTGTTAGATCTTCTACTAACTTGCCATCTGCATTGTAGTAAAACAATCTATACTTGTTTATATCGTGATCTCCGTCATAGTAGCGTTCGCCTGTTCTGGCAAACTGCTTCTTGTCTGATGTTTTGTCATTATCAATCAATACCTTTATTTCATCAGTGGTTAACACCTTTTCCATCTCCTTCATGTTAATCTATATCAGCCATGAACGAGACTTGCGCCATCCCTCAATGCCGTACCTAAGAGCTGCCATTGCATCGTCCATTACTGGTACAGGCTCATCAAGATATTCGCCTGTCTTTTCATCTTTTTTCCATTTCCACTGTTGCAACTCCTTGATCGTGTTTACACAATGAGGGGCTACATATATCCTTCTGCGTACTGTATGGCTTTTATCTGTCACACCTTTCAACCAGTCTATCTGCGCTTTTACAGATCCGTTTGAACCGCCTTTGTTAACCCCCTTGGCTCTATATCCAGCACCCTTCCAGGTCTTTATTCTGTCCGGTTCTGCACTATCACACCACATAATCTTATTAGTTGGGATAGCATGCTTAATTGCCAGCGGTATGATCTCCGCTGTTTCTTTCTCATGCTCATATATCTCATCTATGATGTATATGTTGTCATCCTTAATACCAAGGAGAAGGATGGCATTGGCATGATTAAATCCAAAGTCTTGACCTATTGCTATATCATCGTAATCATTAAGATTCTGAGATACCTCTGCAACTTCCCAGTTGTGCAGAATGAGACCGCCTATCTCACCCCATTCTCCAAGTCCATATATCTGATATCCCTCAGGATCAACTTCTTTCCTGCGCTCCATACGGCGGTGATATGCCGCATCTATGAAGCGATTCCCCAAATATGTGCTGTGATGTGTCAGCACATCAGAATCGTATCTATCAAAAAAGACCTTCTTTATCCAGTGGTTTTTGTTCACTGGATTGAAGGTCATTCTTATCTGGTAGAACTGCCCTTGTGGCAATTCTCCACGCAATCTGTCATCTATTATCTCTAGGTCTGCCTGCGTAAATTCAGTGGCTTCTTCAAGCCATACATCCGTAAGTTTACCCCGTGGAAAAGTGATTGACTTCAACTTTTCACGCTGTCTATCGTCGTTCATGCCACGGAATATAATCTGGTTTCCGTTATGTTTACATGTAAGGCTCAACGGACTTCTGTTGATTTTCCAATAATTATCGACCTTATCTCCAAATATCTTATAAAGAGATCCGGTCAGTTCGGCGAATGTACTATCTCGGTTTGTTATATCAGATTTTCGCATTGCAACAAGGTTTCTGCCTTTGTCCTGCATTAGCCTCAATATGTAATTCTGTGCCGTATCAACACTCTTCCCTGATCCTGCAGAGCCTTTCATCACGATATATCGCTTCTTGCTCCGGTCTACTTCCTTGAACCCTGGATTTGTTTTTATATTGATATTCAATCAGCACCACCGCCGGTATCGTCATCATTGCCGTAGTCGATGTTAATATTGAGATCCGCATCTACATCAGCCTCCACCTTCTCGGTATATAAGCCATATGCTTTACCAAGGAGCTCCGCTGCCTTATTGGCATCCGACAGCCTTGCTGGTATCTCCACGATCTGTGGCGTCTCTTTCTTGACTGTCTGTTTTCTCATTGTGCCGTTATCATCTGGAGCATACATCGAACGTTCTTCGCTGGTCGTTACAACAATGCACTCTTTCTTTTCTCGTCTCATGGTTGCTGTGAGATACTTTAAGACCTCATTCTGATCAGCAATCAACGCTTTTTCTTTCTCGGCCAGTCTATTGTCTATGTACTCCCTCATAGCTCTATTAAATTTTGAACTTGGTTTTTCTTGGCTTTTTTCATTCAGCCAATCACTTGCCTTATATGCTGTTTTCTTTGAATACCCCGCCCTTATAGCTGCCTGTGTGGCATTAAGGTCAATCAGGTATTCATCACAGAATCTCTGCTGTTTAGCTGTCAGTTTAGTCATAATGTCACACCTTCTTTCTATTACTTCTGTTTCTTTCTCACTCTCTTCGGAATCACAATCTTGTACAGCGGTTTACATACACTCTTTACTTCCCCACCCAACTTTATAGTCGGCTGAAGTTTGTATATCTTAGTGCACTTAACCATCACCTTTATCATGGCAAATGGTAATGCCAGTCTACCAAGTATCGGATATATGTATTCAAAGCTGTATTCCGGTCTTACTATCTCAAACCTTTTAATCTCACTCATATCACACCTCAAACAAAATAGCCCAGTGGCAAGAGATTATCATTCACATTAAAGGGGTGGGAGAGGGTTTGTATAACCACTGGGCATAAGAAAAGGGGCACAACTTATGGCAACGGCTATGTCCCTTATGAATCAATACTATATAATTTTACCACTACAGTATATCACAGTTGCTAGGTGCTATTCGGTGCTAAATGGTGCTATTTGGTGTCAACTTTTCAAAATCTTTATCCGAAATGCCTCAAGAGCAACTCCATGAATATGTTTTGTCCTGTCATATGAATACTTTATTTCAGATGCTATATCCTTTAATGACTTGTACTCTATATACTTCTTAAACAAAATCTTCATGTAGATAGGATTGTTCAAACTGTGGATCTGATTGATCACTCTATGCTTGAGTTCCGCAAATCTGGTAGTATCCTCCTGCAGCTCTCTCTCAAAATCAACATACTTCGCTACTTTCACGCTCAATGATTCAGATGCACTTGTCTGTACCTTTTCCTTTGAATAGTCAAATGCTCCCAATCCTATGGCACTGTCTTTAAGGCTATCTAATTCTATCTTCTTCTGCTGTATTTTCGTATCAAGCGTTTCTACCTGTTTCAGGTACTCTTTCGCTATATTCACTATCTTATCACCTCACTTACTTATTTTCCCTGATGGAAAACTCTATTCCGGTTTCTTCCCTCAGTGCATCTA